CAACCTTGACACATTTAAAGAATTTGGCGGTTACATTGCAACCTATCTTGCACCTGTAATCGGCACAGTTTTAGGTGGTGCGTTGACCGTTGCTGGCAAAATTGCGGGCGGCGTCATTGACGTCATTGCCGGGGTTGTAAGGATTTTGAACGGCTTAATTCAAGGTGCAGTTGCAGGAATCAACGCCTTAATCAGTGCTTACAACGCAATTCCATTTTTGCCAAACGTCGGAAAGATTTCAGCACCAACAGTTAGCGTGCCAAGTGTTTCAGTACCAAAGTCACCAAGCGTCCCAAGTATTCCGACCGTCCCTGCACCTAGTGCGTCGGGTGGTGCTAGTGGTGGCGGCGGCGGTGGGGTTGCTAAGGCTGCCAGTGTTGCAGCTGCTGCCACTGCTTCATCAGGATTTATTGGGAGTGCAGAATCTCGCGGATTAAGTGACCGTGCAAATTCTGAAAGATTGGGACTTGGAACAACAATCAACCTGACCGTAACTGGTGCATTTGATAAGGAAGGCACTGCCCGCACAATTGTGGACACTTTAAACAATTCCTACTATCGCGGCACAGGTGGCGCAACTAACCTGCAAATCGCATGACCGCGTGGAATCCAGTTTGGAAAGTTGAAGTTGACGGCGTCGAATACACAGACGCGGTTTTGGCTAACCTGAGTATTCGCAGCGGTCGAACAAACATTTATGAGCAAGCGCAAGCGGGTTACGTCAATCTTCAATTGCTGGACGTTTCTCAAAGCATTATTCCTGTTTCGATTAACTCAACAATAAGCGTTTCTCTTCAAAACACCGCAAGCACCTTTGTGCCAATTTTTGGTGGCAACGTGGTTGACATTGCCATTGAAGTCCGTGACGTGGGTTCAGTCATGTTCACCCAAACTTATTCAATCACCGCGCTTGGCGCGCTGGCACGTTTGCCAAAAGCCCTTACAAATGGTGTCCTTTCAAAAGCATTTGACGGCACACAAATTTCAGTTATTTTGACCGATTTACTTTTAAACAATTGGTCTGAAGTTGCTGGTGCATTGACGTGGGCAAATTACACACCAACAACAACTTGGGCAACGGCTGAAAACGTTGGACTTGGTGAAATAGATACCCCAGGTGATTACGAATTGGCAGCACGGTCTTCAAGCCGAACCGACGTTTATTCATTGGTTTCAGCCCTTGCAACTTCAGGACTTGGTTACATTTACGAAGACGGATTTGGTCGAATTTCTTATGCCGATTCAACTCACCGCAGTCAGTACCTACAAACAAATGGTTATGTCAATCTGACGGCAAATCAAGCCCGCGCAGCTGGTTTGCGGATTGAAACCCGCGCTGGTGACGTACGCAATAATTTAACAATCAAATACAACGCAACAAGCAGTGCTGAAGTCAGTGCGAGTGACGCAACTTCAATTTCCAATTACGGCACGCTTTCACAAATCATCACAACAACTTTGCACAATTCAGCCGACGCAACTGCCCAAGCCAACTTTTACTTGGGACTGAGAAAAGACCCGCAGCCAAACTTCAGCGAAATTACATTTGACCTGACCAACCCTGAAGTGGACAATTCTGACCGCGACAACCTCATTGGCGTTTTTATGGGTCAACCAGTGGCAATCAACGACTTACCCGCCAACATGGGTTCGATTTATCAGGGCTTCGTCGAAGGCTGGTCGTTTCAGGCTTCCTACAATCAGGTTTCCGTTTCCTTGTTGATTTCGCCAACCGCCTATTCATTGCAGGCATTGGAATGGCAGCAGGTATCGGGAACAAAAATTTGGTCGGGCGTGTCGCCAACGCTTGATTGGCAACGTGCCACAATTGTCACTTGATAAGGAGAACAACCTATGACTAACCCAACAACGCCGTTCAGTTGGCAAATGCCGACTTCGACGGATTTGGTCACGGATTTACCAGCAGACTTTGAAACCTTTGGTCAAGCCGTTGCAACTTCAATGGCTGACTTGCTTGGTGGTACTTCAGGACAAATTCTTTCAAAGGCGTCCAACACCGACATGGACTTTACTTGGATTACAAATGACGTTGGTGACATAACTGCCGTCACTGCTGGCACTGGTATTTCAGGCGGTGGCACTTCAGGTGCAGTAACGGTCACAAATTCAATGGCAACAACAATGACAACAAAGGGCGATTTAGTACCAGCAACAGGTTCAGGCACTTTTGCGCGTTTGGCAGCTGGCGCAAACAATCTCTACCTTGTAGCGGATTCAACGGCGGCAACAGGATTAAAATATGAAGGCGCAATTACGTCATACACACCAACGTGGACAGGTTTTACAGTTGGAAACGGAACAGTTATTGCCGAATACCAAAGAATTGGAAATCTCGTTTTTGTTTACATTGACGTCACAATGGGTTCAACATCTTCCGTGACTGGTAACATGAATTTTACCTTGCCTATTGGTTCAACAAAAAGAGGTGCACATAATGGAACATCATTGTATGTTGACGCTGGTGTAACTGCAGCAGGCGGAAATTTTGAATTATTTTCTACTAACGCTTATTTTCGATTAACCGCAACAAACGGCGTTTATGCTTATTACGGTTCAGAACCAAATGCGACAACACCATGGACATGGGGAACAAACGACAGATTTGCAGGATACTTTTATTATGAGGTGGCATAATGTTTAATTTTAATCCAATGTTCCCAGATGCAACTAATGAGCAAAAATGGGAACAAATAAAGTTGTGGCGTAACGCTGAATTATTGCGCACAGACTGGACAATGCACACAGACGCACCAACTGACAAAGTGGCTTGGGCTGCTTATCGCCAAGCATTGCGTGATTTACCAGCACAAGGTGGTAAAGCCGACGACGCAACATTTCCAACCTCGCCATGACCTATCCTGACGGTACAAACGCACGGTTTATTGAAGTCGCCGCAGCTGAAGTTGGCACAATTGAAGAAGGCGATAACCTGACAAAGTACGGCAAATTTACAAAAGCCGACGGTTTGCCGTGGTGTGGAAGTTTCGTCAACTGGTGTGCAAATGAAGCAGGCGTTAAGATTCATTCAGTCGTTGGCACTGCTATGGGCGCACATAAATTCAAAGAAATTCAACGTTGGTCAAACATGCCGCAATTAGGTTATTTGGCTTTCATGGATTTTCCACATGACGGAGTTGACCGCATTTCTCATGTTGGAATTGTTGTTGGTTTAATTGACGACAAGCAGTGCGTAACTATTGAAGGCAACACGAGCGGGACTGGCGACCAACGCAATGGCGGCATGGTCATGGTAAAGGTTCGAAAAATCGGGACTGAGATTGTTGGCTTTGGAATTCCAAAGTTTGTTCCTTACAAGGGCGAATTTCCAACAATAGAAATGCCAAAATCGGGAGTAACACCGACAAAGGAGAAAACAAAAAAATGGACAAAGCCAAAGCCTTAATCGCTTCATGGGCACGCTCATTCATGGCAGCCGCGCTCGCCTTATACATGGCAGGTGTGACAGACCCAAAGACACTTGCAATGGCTGGCATTGCAGCAGTAGCACCAGTTATTTTGCGCTGGTTAAACCCGCAGGATAAGAGTTTCGGGTTATCGGGGAAGTAGCCCGAAAAATCACGGCAGCAGGATTGGCTTGGGCACTTGCGCTAATCCTGACTGCTTGTGGTTATCAGGGTTGGACACGTTATGAGTGCCAAGAATTCATCAACTGGGAAAAACCCGAATGTAACAAGCCGCAGTGCGTCCCTACTGGAACTTGCACTGAAGACATCATTGGAAAAGAATTCCCACAAAGTAGCCCGACGCCGAACCCCTGAGGACATACACGCGCAGCTGATTTTGATAATTGGCGCAACCCTTGCGGCAGTGTTTTTGATTGTTACTTTGGGCATTACATACGCCCTCATTTTTGTAACCCAGCCAATTGGCGCACAAGCACCAAATGACGCAGCCTTTATTGACTTGTTGAAAACATTGGCAATTTTCTTGACTGGTTCGTTGGGCGGGGTACTTGCTGGAAATGGACTGAAATCCAAGCCAAAGCCGTCAGACACGCCGACAAATACGCAAGGTTCTTGACGGCGCGTTGTTCATGCGTCACCCTAAATTCAGGTGGTAGTCGTTACCGCCAAGAATCGGGAGAATTAAAATGGTACTTGATTTATTAGACCCAACAACGTTGGGACGTTTGACCTTGTTGGCAATTTTGCTAGTCATGGCAGCTGCCGTGGGTTACGCAATGGGACACAAAGACGGAAGCCGTGAAGGATACACACGCGGGCGTGCCGTCAATCGTCACATTTCGCAGGTAAATAAGGCGGTCAAATAATGTCCGCAATTGCCGCAGCATTTGTCCAAGCACAACGCAATTTTGCACCAGCGTTAAAAAAGGCTGATAACCCTTATTTTGGGTCAAAGTACGCAGACCTTGCCGTTTGCATTGAAGCGGTCATTGACGCATTACACGATAATGGCATTGCGTTAATCCAACACACAGATCAGAGCGAAAAAGGCGTCATTGTTAAAACCGTCTTTTTGCATGAGTCGGGCGAAGCAATGGAAGCGGGATACATCTTCGTACCAGCGTCACAAAATAGCCCGCAGGCATTTGGGTCAGCCTTAACTTATGCCCGACGCTATTCCTTAATGAGTGCTTGCGGAATTGCGCCTGAAGACGACGACGGAAACGCAGCGTCCAAACCCACAATTGCACGCAAACAGGACGTAACCGCTGAACTGGACGTTTGGAATACAAAATTCGAACCAGTGCCAAGTTATGCAACCGCAGCTGAAGCCGAAATGGCTGGGATACCTTCACATGGTGCAAGCGAAGCAACCGAAGTCCCAACCTGTAAGCATGGTGATCGTTTATGGAAACAACAATCTGAAGCCAACGTCAAGGCTGGTAAAAAGAATTGGGGCGGTTACATGTGTCGTGAACGCGGTGACGATCAGTGTCAACCGTTTTGGTACGTTTTTGGTTCAAATGGAATGTGGCGTGCCCAATGAGTGAATACATGGAGATAATCAACCCGCAAACCATGATCGGCAAATTGCTGAAAAACGGTGAAGTCGTTCAAGAATACAAAATGGAACAGTGCGACAAATGTTCAATTTTGACGCGCTTAGACCCTTTTGGTTATCAAAAGGGTTTTGGCAATGAAAAGGTTATTTGGTTTTGCATTGGGTGTAGATGAAAATGACACTTACCCGACAGGAAGAATTTACCTGTCATGAAGCGGCAATTCATTTGGCAAAAAACAACAACGACTATTGGACAACTCGCGAAGGTCACTATACAACCGACAAATCGCTTCACGAATTGATTTCGCAGGACGCTTCAAGTATTGGCAGTGAATGGGTTGTTGCAAAATACTTAGGTTTTCCATTTGACCCATTTGAACAAAAGGGTAAATCAAAAGCCGACGTAGGCAGTCACTTTGAAGTGCGCTGGACAAAGTACGTTGCGGGTCAGCTGATAATTCACGAATACGACCGACCTGACGACGTGGCAATTCTTGTGACTGGTGAATCACCCCATTACTTCATTGCTGGTTGGATTCCAATTGCAATGGCAAAACGTCCACGATACCGACACAGTAAGCAACCAAATTGGTGGGTAACACAAATCAACCTTCAGCCGATTGAAAACTTGAGGAGAAGCAATTATGGAAACAATCCAGTTTGAATGTCGCAAATGCAAAAAAGTGACAAAGCAACTGATTCACAAGATTACGGACAACCTTCCCGAAGGTGTCGAAGTGATTCAATGCACCAAGTGCGAAGTCATGGGGGTTGCACAGATAGGGACTTTAAATGCCAATCTATGAGTTTAAATGCACGGTGTGCCAAATCAGTGTTGAGGTGGATAAGTCAATCCACGAAGAACGCCAACCAATCTGCTGCGGGCAAAACATGAGTCGAACCTACTCAACTTTTGGCATTTCATTCAAGGGTAAAGGCTGGGGTAATCAATGAATTCTTATCCACAGAACTTATCCACAGGGGGACAAAACCTGTTGGAATCGCCCAAGCCCATGCGTAAGTTATTCAATTGCTTGACATACGCGCTACGATTTCTTCGCGAGAAGCGAACCGCCTACGCGGTTAGTTCGCTGAAGCGCAGAAAGCGTTTATGGGCGAGTATTGCCATTTTGGCGGTTACTTCAACAACACTGATACCAAACGCCAATTCAGCTGATTATTCAATAGACCACTTGAAACTCTATGCACACAGTCGTTTGTTTGATTACAAAGAATTCCAATGCTTCAATAAGATCATCACAAAGGAAAGCCGTTGGTCATACACCGCACGCAACGGCAGTCATTACGGATTGGGTCAAATGAGATCGAAGCATTATCGTGACCTTGACCCATTCAGACAAATTGACGCAACAATAAGATACATAACAAACCGTTATCAAACACCGTGCAAGGCATGGGCATTTCATCAGGAAAGGAACCATTACTGATGAGCAGTGCATTGAAAGACAACGGTTCAACGAGCCAATGGCGAAAGATCAGGCAACGCATACTGCAAAGGGACGGACATACCTGCCAACAATGCGGAATGGAAGGCAATTCGATTGATCACATAGTCCCAAGATCGTTGGGCGGTAGTGATGAAGACTGGAATCTCCAATGTTTGTGCGTTTCGTGCAATTCTGCCAAAGGGGGGCGGTTTTTTAGCAGCACACCGACAC